TCTCTCATTCAGGCTCAAAAAGTTCGTGGGGCTTGATCCAACGGAATATATCAAGCTGATCGACTGCCCTCCATGCATGACATGGTGGTTTACATTGATCATCTCGCTGGAACCAGCTACAGCTGCCACAGCGTATCTAATCGCTATACTAATTGATAAACTGGAATCATGAAACTATCACAAACAGCACAGCAAGCCCTTGATCGCATCAAAGCAAAGATTGAGATCAAAGCTATAGATTTTAAAGGCGCACAGCTCAACGATCTCGCTATCGTTTACCATGAGGTAACGCTGCTCGCTACAGGCAAGGGCAGAGTAATGTCGAAAGGTTGCAACGGATGTATCCCTCCAGCGGTCCACATCTGCTACAATTACCTACAGACTATCAAGGAGCCTGAGATCATTGAAGAGCCAGCGAAGGTCATCACAGTACAGATTGATGAATGGAATGATCTCACAAAGGCTGAGCTGTGGGAGCAGGTGAAGAAACGAGGTTTATCGGCACCATCTACAGCTACAAAAGCAAAACTAATAGAGGTACTCAATGCAGGAAAATAATACACCAGAGGAAGGATCTAACAAAAAAGATCCGAGAAAAGAGTTCTTTGCAACGATTGGATACTCTTACATTATGGAGATGAAGAGAAACCGTGACTTCAGGCGAAAGATGGAGAAGACTGAGTTCGGAAAAGCAACAAAGAGATATTTAATACAAGTATTTGGACAAGATGCCAACACCAAAGAAGAACGAGAGCAAGGAGGAGTGGATTGATCGCTGCATGGGTGACAGCGAAAGCGTGGATACCTATCCAGATGAAGATCAACGGTACGCTGTATGCAGTTACAAGTGGGAGCAGTTTGAGCCTATCAGGCATATCTCATTCGATTATGATGGCGTGCTGACCTTGAAGAAAGGAATGGATCTCGCTCTCAAGCTACGGAATCAAGGTCATGTTCTGTACATTGTATCAGCCCGGCAGGGGAAAACGCTAATGAAGCACAAGGCAGAACTGCTCGGAATACCAATGTCGAGGGTATATGCTACAGGATCGAATAAGGCGAAGGTGGCAATGGTCCTGAAGCTCAAACTGAAGAACCATTATGATAGTAGTTCCTTTGTTGTCAATGAACTCGGAAAGGTTGGTAAATTGATTTGATATGATAGTAAAAATCTCACAGGTTAAACCTAACCCAAAGAACCCGAGAACGATCCGGGATGATAAGTTTCAAAAGCTGGTAAAGTCTATTCAGGACTTCCCTCAGATGCTTGAGAAAAGGCCTTTAGTATGTTTTACAGATACAGATGGTAAGTATGTAGTACTCGGAGGTAATATGCGTTTAAAAGCATCTAAGGAGGTAGGATTAAAAGAGCTTCCTATTATCCTTGCGGATGACTGGACTGAAGAACAGAAAGCTGAGTTCCTAATCAAGGATAACGTAGGATTCGGAGAGTGGGATTGGAATCAACTTACATCAGAATGGGATACAGATAAACTTGATCAATGGGGCTTGGATATTCCTGTGTTTGAAGAGCCTGTTCACCTTGAAGCTGAAGAGGATGAGTTTGATGTTCCCGAAGGTGGTATTGAAACCGATATTGTGCTGGGTGATTTGTTTGAGATAGGCGAACATCGTTTGCTTTGTGGAGATAGTACGGATAGCGATGCGGTTGCAAAGTTGATGAATGGAGAAAAGGCAGACATGCTATTTACTGATCCTCCTTATGGAGTAGATTATGAAGGAGTTAATAATGACCATTTAAAGGCAGAACAATTAAGGCAATTCATTTATGACGCTTTGTTAAATGTTGATTTATTTTTAAGGGGAGGCGCTAATTACTATGTTTGGCATCCCGACATTCACGCTTATGAATTTATTGGTGCTATTAGAGATGTAGGGTGGAGACAAGCAAAACCATCAACAATTCAATGGGTTAAAGATAGTTTGGTTTTATCTCAAGGAGATTATCATTTAAGGAATGAGCCTTGCTTGTATGGATGGAAGGAAGGTAAAAATAGACAAAGAGTAGAAGATAGGACTCAAGATACAATTTGGGAATTTCCAAAACCAAAAAAAGCAGAAGGGCATCCAACAATGAAACCAATTCCATTATGCGAAAGGGCTATAATAAATAGTTCAAAAATAAATTGGTTAATAATTGATACTTTTCTTGGCTCAGGTTCAACAATGGTAGCTTCGCACCAACTAAAACGCAAATGCTATGGAATGGAACTTGACCCAAAGTATTGCCAAGTGATAATTGACCGTATGCGCAAACTTGACCCGAACATACCAATTAAGAAGAATGGAGAAGTGTTAAATTAACAGCACAATTACAGCACAATGGCAGCAAAAGACATAGAACCTCACAAGTGGGAAAAAGGCCAAAGCGGAAACCCTAACGGAAGACCTCGGAAGTATGTTTCTCAGCTCACAGAGATGGGATATAAGAAGTCCGAGATTAATGACACCATTCAGGCAATGATGGCGATGACTATGGCTGAGCTGAAGGAAGTTTGGGAAAACCCAAAGGCTACAATCCTTGAAAAGACTGTAGCGAATGCCATGCGTAAATCACTGGAGAAAGGATCGCTGTATTCACTTGAAACGCTACTGAGCAGAGTGTACGGATCACCGAAGCAGGAAACGCAGACAGAGGTCAGGATAGTAGATAAGTTCGATTTCGATGAGTAACACCATCAAGGGATATAAACCACACGAGAACCAGCGATTAATACATCATGCAATAAACCAAGATCCTGCAAAGTATTACGTTCTTTGCATTGGCAGACAATGGGGCAAGACGTTACTCTGCATCAATCAGAATCTGTACTGGGCCATCAATGACAAGGGATCAAACATAGGCTGGGTATCACCGATCTACAAGCAATCAAAGCGTGTGTACAATGAGCTGAAGAAAGCAACTATCAGAAGCGGTCTATTCACATACAATGATTCTGAGCTGATCATAAGAGGCTTCGATTCCACTATCACATTCTTTTCAGCGGAGAGGCCTGACAATATCAGAGGTAACACCTTTGATTATCTTGTTTGTGATGAGTTCGACTTCATGAAAGCAAACATCTGGGAGGAGATCCTCCAGCCTACGGTACTGGTCAAGGGCAAAAAGGTTATATTCATCTCAACACCGAAAGGCAAGCGCATGATGTACAGGCTATCGCTGCTCAGGCATCATGATGATCGCTACAGATACTTCAAGTTCACAAGCTATGACAATCCCATGATCGACAGCAGGGAGATCGATAGCATCCGTACAACGGTACCGGATCACATCTTCAGGCAGGAATACCTTGCTGAGTTCATCGATGGAGCTTCAGGCCTATTCAGGAACATCAGAGAGAGCATCGGCAGAGCTGAACACAAGGGCAGGATCTACGGAGGGCTGGATATCGGGAGGGCTGATGACTATACTGTGCTGACCATAGGTACGAAGGAGGGAGGCATCCTTACCGTTCAACGATGGAGGCATGATGAATGGTCCAATATCATTGACAAGGTGGCAAAGGTGATCAAGGAGTACAACGCTGCAACGTATGTCGAGGTCAATAATCAAGGTGATGTATTCTATGAGATGCTCAGAAAGAAGGTAGGCAATCTGATCGAACCATTTACCACCACATCGAAGAGCAAGCCTATCATGATCGAGGATCTCGCTGTGGCATTCGAGCAGATGGAGCTATTGATACCGGATGATGAATACCTGATCGATGAGCTGGAAGCATTTACCTATGTATTCGATCCCAAAACAAGGCACGTAAAGTATTCAGCTCCTGAAGGCATCCATGATGACTGCGTGATGTCGATGGCCTTGTTCAATCAAGCAAGGAAGCATTTATCTCTTAAAGGGAGATATTTTGCTAAAGTATAGTATATTTATAATAATAATAATATAATTGCTAAATCGATTTAGTAAATGGAATATAAGCTGCCAAAGAAATCGAGTGATCTGCGAATCAGCCATTTCAAGCACATGGCGAACGTGGAGATTGAGAGCATTGAAACGATCATCGACAGGGCGAACCTGATAGCTGACTTCATAGGTATCAGCAGGAAGAAAGCCTATACCTTCGATGCGAGGGATGTGATCAAGATGTCGAATCATATCATCAATCTGTACGGTGATATCCATATCGGCAATCCTCCAAAGGAGATAACGCTGGGAGGTAAGGAATACGAGCTGATCAATCCTGAGAAGGTGGGAGTGGGATGGCATGCTGACTTCAGCAAGATGGACATCAACAGAGATCCTGTGCAGCTGGCCTGTATGTTCTATTTTCCGGTATCTGATGACAAGTACATGAGCGTTAAGGAGATCACATGGAGCTGAAGGTATTTTTGGAGGCGTGCGCTTTTTTTTTGCGAAAAACAGAACGATCGATGAGGCTATCAACGGCAAGAAGGACAGCAGCGGAAAAGGTGACAAAGATACTAAGCCGAATAGGTATGCATGGGAGGAGGTCTTCGATCTCATCGCCAAAGAATACTACGGAGGAGATTGGAACAAAGCCATGAAGCTGAACATCTATGCATTCAGTCACAGGCTTAAATTCATTACGCACAAGGCGAAGAAAGAACTCCAACAAGTAAAGGCTGCAAGAAGGCGATGAGATACTACATCATAGAGGTGGGATGCGATATGATCGCAATGGCTACGGTGGTCGCTGCTGTGATCAAGGCGAGGGAAGGCCACTATGTGATGTATGAGGTATCTGATGACAAGTACATGAGCGTTTGAGAATTGAAGCAGTTAAGCGAGGCAGAGATTGAGGCATTGATCAGCAACATCGGTGAGGCTGAGGCTGTAGTCAAGGCAGAACCTGGTTCACCATTGGATGAGCTGCTGTGTAAGCTGATGCAAGAGGTAGTGGATTCGCTTATTCAATCGCTGAGCAGTTATGATGCTGTTGCCTCTGCGAACTTGATGCAGTCAATGATCCCCTCACAGCAGGCGTATCTTGATGGGGATATCTTAACGGTCAATATCACAGCTCCTAATTACTGGAAATTCGTGAACTATGGAGTAAATGGTACGGAGGTCAATCATGGATCTCCTGCATGGGGAACACAGCCTCCATCGGACAGGAGCTTCCATGCATCGATCATGAACTGGACAAGGGATAAAGGGCTGCAATTACCTGAGAGCTTCAGTAGTTACGAATCATTTGCATGGGCCATCATGACCAATATACGAAAGAGGGGGCAGAAGCCTCGACCTTTTTACTCTGATGTTGTGAATGATGATCTGATAAGTTACCTATCCGATGCAATTAGCACTCTCATAGGTAGGGCGATAACAGTTAACATAATCGAACCTTTCAAATAATGGCAGTTAGTATATCACAATTCCCGGCAGACTACACATTCAGCGATAATCCGCTGACCTTTGTATTCTCATCAACGCAAACAGCACAGGCGAATTTTAGCTTCATCGTTGAAACGTATTTCAATGCTGCGCTGGTATCTGTTGACAGGGTATTCCCTGAGGTGAGTGGATATGCTCACATCGATGTGTCACCTATCGTAAAGAATCTATTTAATAAGCCTGTAATTAATAACAGCATCTATTCAGAGAGTGGCATATCAGCGGATATCAACATCAAGGTAATCGAGAACTATGGAACGCCTCCGATAGATCAGGCAGATCTTACCAGCGCAACGATTCCTGTGATCAAGGGCTGCTTATCAGATATGGCATGGACTACATACAACGCTCCTGATTATATGGTGGCATCAGTTGTAAGTAAATTCATGACAGAGATGAACAACCTGAAAGGGCTGCCTGCATGGACTATTTTAGAGAATCCTTTTGTTCTTCAAGCGATACAGCAGGGCAATCCTGCATTGCTTACAATAACCATCGAGAATTCATCTGTGGGAGTGATTGATACGTACACAGATACGCAGAGCTATATCATACCACAGATTACAGTTAATAACTATACATTAATTACTGATTGTGGATTCTCATCAATAGATGTGGCAGCTGCTGAGTGGGTAAATGTATCGCTTGACAATGCTACGTTCAGGATTGATATCTATCAGCCTGAGTGCGATGATGATCCCTCAACGCTGCAATGGATTAACCAGTTCGGAAGCTGGGATTCTTTCATCTTCAGGCATAACGTAGAGCGCAAAGGGGAGGTAACTGAGCGAACCTACACTAAAAAGTTCGGAGCATGGGATGGCACGGACTATAGGTATAACCTGAATAATGCAGGGAACATGAGAGTGGGTACGCAGCAGACTGACAAGCTGACGATCTATACGGACTGGATCACACAAGCTGAACAGAACTACCTTACAACGCTCTACAAGGCACCGAGATACTTCCTGTATTATGGAGATACCTACAATGTGAGGGTGACAAGCAATCAGTTCACCTTCCTGAAAGCAAGATTCGAGGAGGAGATCTCTGAGGCTGTGGAGCTGGACATCGTTAACAACCATAACGGGCTATCACTATGACAGATCAGCTGATGACATACGAGGGATATGAGCTGGATCTGTTCGAGGCTATTCCAGTGCCGATATCCTTCAGCATCTCCGATATCAAAGATCCCACTAAAAGAAAGCAATCGTTCAGTAAACAAGTGGATCTCCCCGATACGATGAACAATAATGCGTTCTTTCAGGGAGTATTCAGCATGACATCAACGGATAGCGTAGTCAACTTCGATGCTACAGCGAAAGCTCCTATCAGATTATTCAAGCGGGGCGTTCAGGTTCTTGATGGCGTGATGAAGCTCAACGAGGTGAGTGCTATCAATGGTGTGATCCGTTACAATGTGACTATTTTATCAGATAACGCTGATATATTCCAGCTGCTTACACAGGTGAGATTGAATGAGCTGGACTGGTCAGCGTATAACCACACGTTAACGAGGACAAATATCAAGAACAGCTGGACTGCTGCTGTTGGTTCGGGGTATTACTATCCATTGATTGAGCGAGGTCTGGGCAGACCGGGCAACTTGATCTGGAGAACGATTGACTTCGTTCCGTATGTGTATCTGTACGAATGCCTTGAGAAATGCTTTGAGTATATCGGGTTGACATGGAATAGCACCTTCCTTGAGAGTGCGCTGTTTAAGAATATCCTGCTGGGCTTTGGTGGGGGTGACATGAAAACTATCAGCCCCTCTGTCCTGAATCAGCGATTGATAAATCTGGACAATGGGGATGTAACTGTAAGCACTACCTATGCAGGAGGCCTCAACGGTAGCTTTATTCAGACCAGTATCATCAATCCATTTCAGGATCAATGGATGAGCTATGTATTAACGCAGGATTTGCTCGGTCAATGGTTCGAGGGTGAGATTACCATTGCTCAGAGTGGGCAATATAACCTGACAATTACAGGGATTCTCGATTATGTTGTGAATGTTGGCACCATGACATTTGAAAGGGTGCGGAATGCAGAGATCTGGATCTACAAAAATGGCGTTATTCTGCAAGTGGTAAAGACTGGAACCGGTCAATGGTCCACAACTGCAACGGGTACTTTCAACTTCAACTTCAATAACAGCGTTAACTTTAATGCTCAGAGTGGTGATCTCATTCAGTTCAGGCTGGTATGCCAGCAAGTGAGAGCTACATACACAGGAGATCCGCAGCCTGTGAGCGTTGATTTCACCACAGATACGGATTTCACGATCGATTTGACCTGTATTGATACCATGATCAGCGATGGAGATACTGTTGAGCTGTCGGTATTCGTTCCAGCAATCCGATGTGATGAATTCCTGCTGTCATGCATCAGACAGTTCAATCTGTACGTTGGCGAGATTGAGGATGATAATACGGTGAGAGTTGAGCCTCTCATTGATTACTACCTTCCGACAAATCAATCAACGGATATCACGGAGCTTGTGGACCATTCTAAGCCTATCAAAACGAAGCCTACAGCCAACGACTATGCTAAGACCTTGAGTTGGATGTTTAAACCAGCTACAGATTACGAGAATGAAAAGTACTTCCAGAAATGGGCTGAGCAATACGGTGACTATTCCTTCATTCAGGGGAGCTACTATGCCAAAGGTGAACAAAAGACAGAGCTGTCATGGGGTACGATTGCACCGTATCAGATCGCTCCCGGTATTCTCATCCCTCGCTTTGTAAAGAATGACAGCGGAGCATTGAGGCCGAACGCTGGTCCGCCTCGCATCATGTTCAGGAATGGCCAGAAAACGGGAAGCATTGTATTAAGAGATAACGATACCACAGCAAGCGAAACGGTGAACGCCTATCCTTCGGTGCATCACTTCGATGACTGGGGAGATCCCGATATGGATCTCAACTTCAAGCTGGTGAATGAGGTCTTTTATGCTGCAACGGTAGTGACAACAACGAACTGCTATAGCGAGTATTATTCTCAGTTCATCACAGAGATGGTATCTCCAGCGGGTGCGCTGTGGATGCTATCGGTCAAGTGGGATGAATACGATATCAAGGGCAGAGATTGGAGGAAGCTGCTGATGATCGATGGGGCATTATTCAGGCTCAATGAGATCAAGGAATTCTCTGCTGATGTCAGCCCCACAACGGAGGTGGAGCTGGTGAAGGTCTTGAGGGCCAACAAGCGAAGCACGGTGAAGGTAACAACGGACAGACTTCCACCGGGAGGAGTTTACATTGATGCCCCTATAGCATCCCCTCCAGCGAGTTCAGGAGTAGATACACCGGTGATCGGATCACCGCCAAACAATAACGGAAAATTCACAATAACATTAAGAGGATAAGATATGAGTTGCGACAAATATGCA